ATGTATCTAGTAAACTACTTAAGTATGGAACTAAGTTAATAACACCTTGAACATTGCGATAGAAGTTACGTGCTTTCCATTGTGTTCCAAAATTTGGAGTAATCTTTTCATTAGTAGGGATACCAGATGCTGGGATTAATTTAATGACTGGATTTGTAGGATCACCTACATATGTTATTGTGTAGAACGTTGCTGGAACTTCTGTATAATAGCCGCCGCCGAAGTTGTTGTCATTAACACTTGAGCCAGGGAATACATAAGGTGCACCGCCATCTTCATCATACAGTGTAGTGTCATAGTATTGGCCGACAAATCCCTGCTCATCAGGGACACCGGTATTATAGAACATGACTGTTAAGCCTTCGAGTGCTGTAACTCCATCAATATCAACAACATTACTTAATAATTGTCCTTCAATACTATCAAAAGGAGCAGAAGAAACTACGTCAACACGATTATCACCTGGGAAATTATATTCATCTTGTGCATTTTTATATGGCACCGTAAATTCTACAACACCATTTTCTGCACCATTGTTACTAACTCCCAATACATCACGTGTTAATAAGTTAGGCTGATTTGGATCATAACCAGTAACTCCCGGTTGACCTTGAATCCAGAATGGACTATCTTGACTTACAGTAAATGAATATGTACCACCACGGATAAGTGTTAGTGTTGGATTAGCTGAACCGTCAGGGTTTATATTACTAGAAATAATATATGCATTAGGGTCATCAACTACTGTATAATCTTGTGCGTTATAAACAATGTCAGTTGCGATTGTTACAGCAGGTGCACCTTGTGGTAACCAATAGTATTGGTTAAAGTTGATTAGTTTGTCTAAGTCAACAAACGGATCCCATGAATAGAATTGACTATTGAATAGTCTATCGTTATTATTAGTAACACCACCGTTTAATTTTAATGCATCAATGATACCAGGATATGTGACGAAATCAGTAGCTGTAGCAGTGTTTGTTTTAGTGAATACAACTCCAGGATCTAATTGATAATCCGTGCGTGTTTTAGTAGGTTCGACTACATAGTTGTCTTTAGCGTTAACACCATAACCAAATTTACTACCAATATAGCCCTGAATACGCATTGTATTCGGCTGGTCAACAATTTGATCTAGCGTGGCTCCTAAAAATTGTGCATTAGTAGGGGTTCTGAATACTTCAGGTAAAAAGTTTAGTGTTCTAATTCTTGCTGCCATTATAACTCTCTAGTTGTTATATACTTATCTTATTTGTAATTGTACGGGAGTTAAAGCCGCAATTACAACCACATCATTTGCTGTTGCACCATTAACAAAAATTTCAAATGGCGCTGATTTGATTTCATACAAATCTCCAAATGACATTGTAGGGTCATTAGGTACTAAAACAATTGAGCTTACTAAATCACCTAATTGTGTGTGCAAGTATGCACTCAACTCTGAGAAGTAGAACGTATCACCAAAACTCCAATTGTTAATATTGAAATAACTATTCATTGCAGATAATACTGCACTACGTATTTCACTATTACTTGCGCTAGTGTTTTGTGATGGAATAACTTTGACAGTGCCGCGTAATTGTTCAGGTGCTTTAGAACCAAACAATGGAAGAAAACGAACACTGTTTAATATCACGCTATCAGTTAACATCTTATAATCATCAATACGACCATATGCTTGTTGTAGTTCGTTGATTGTTGGCACCGCTGGTTTAGGTACAGTGTTTGTTGTATCTTGTATCCAATTCTGATATGCAGTATAATAAGCCTGTGTTACCAAATACAAATCAATAATGTTTGTAGTTGCAGGATCAATACGTGTTGTATTGTTACTGTTGTGCTTATATTGGAACTGCAATCCTTGACGACCTGGTTGCATTGAATACTGGGGCTGTAATGTAACAATATAAAAAGGTGTTGTTACTGTGGTATCTTGCACTGTTGTGTAGAACACATTATACAGTCCATTTGAATCAGTTTCATTGTATGCGTAAAACAATTGTCCTAAAGGATATTCATACTTAACAACTTCAATTGCAGATTGATTTGGATATTGATATGCAACGTTAGACGAATCGATTAATTGATATCGTGATAGGTTAACTGCATCTTGAATCAATTCAAAGAATGAGTATATACCAATGTTAGTTGATCCTGTAACGTATCCAGTAACTTTTTGGAAGAAGTCAGGGTCAAGAATAATTTCAGTATTGTTAACATCTATACTAGCAACTTCTACTTCAAAGTCGTTAACATATCCGTCACTCTCAACAGTCTGACTAATAACTACAACATCTACTGGTTTAGCTAATGGGTAGTTACTATCTGGTTGTGTATTTGTTGCTAGTACTTTAACATTGTCTGCTAAAATTTTACCAGTTACCGGGTCATAAACAAGTTTACCTGTTTCGTACCAAAAGCGAGTGTCAGCTACACTACCAAAATAATATCGTAGTGCTCTATAATAAATTCTGTAGGTATTGTCACCAGTGCTTTCAAAATTTACAAACCAATTATTAGCATTAAAGTTTTCAACTGACCAACGATTCTGTGTTACTAACAATGAATTGTTAAACACTAAACTGAAGTCTTGATTTAATTCCATTCTAGTAATACATTCTTGTAATACAAGATTTGGTAATGTGTTACTGAATGCAGGAATTACTTCAGTGATAATTGCACCATCAGGTACATAACCATTTAACGTTACCGGTCCGGTGCCGTTGCTGAAGTTACCTTGACCATTGTTATAGCCGTCACCTACAATTGCTAGTGCAGTAGTCCAAAAATATGTTGTATCACTTGGGCTAGCAATACCTGCAACAAGTCTATTGTTATTGTCAAAATAATAACCACTAGGTGCAGTAACTTTTATCATTGCACCTTTTGTAATATACTTTACATTCTGAGTTGAGTATGTACCAATAGCAATAGGCACATCTGCTGATCCGGATATGTTATAGAAATAACCTGTGATGCTATTAGCATTAACTGTGCTAGTATTCCAATATACTGTACCGTCACCTGATGCAACATTTATAGGATATCGTGTGTAATTTTGTAAGTAATATTGTTTTGCTCTATTGCTTGATAACGCAGATGCTAACGTATCTGTTAAAAATTGAATGATATCACCAGTGTTAGTGATAGTTAATAATAACCAACCGTCTGCATTGTTTTGATACAAACCACCGTCATTGGCAAATGAGTTAGTGCTGGAGTATTTTCCGGTAGGGTCAAGTAAGTCTAAGTTCTTAGACACGCCAACAGAACTGCGATTAATAGCCTTGCTTTTAATAATTGAGTTGTATAATGTGTATGGGAAATTGTTGTAATCTTCACCATTAACCATTCTGTTTTGTGTGTAATATCTTGCAGGAGCACGTAGTTTAATGTCAGCTAGTGTTTCTCTAGCCTGTGCTGTTGATATTGTTGATTGAAGTTCTAGTCCTATAGTAAGTGCCTCTGTTCGGCCTGCTCGACTAATATACTGAAACGTTACTTGAATACCTTGCATTTCAGAAGGATCAATAGTATATGTTAATGCATTACCTGCACGTACATATGATCTAAATGTTCCAACTGGTGCTTCGGAAAATACTCCATCACCAAAAGTATAACTGACTTGGTCATTGAAACGTGAGACAACACTGAAGATTTTCTTGTTGCTTGTTTCTGTTTGGAGTTGTGCGTTAGCATATACACTTTCTACTTGATTCCAAAGTGTACTGCCGCCGTTGTCAGTGTTTAATTGATATAACCATGTGTCTGTATTATTGATACCTTGAATATCAATGTCTACAACTTGGTTTGAAATTTGTTGTGCTAAGTTAAAATCGTATGCCTGTAATCCACCTTGTTTAAAGTAGAAGAAGAATCCTGTATTTGGACTACCGTAACCTAATTTGTCGTTGCGATACATCATGTTAAAACGGCCGCTTGGTGCAGGTGGAATCTCGTAAACATAATCTTCACCCAAACTAGTAACAGATACTAATTCAAAGGTCATGTTGATAGTATCAACTACTGAACTAAAAGGAGCGATGGGCAAGCTGTTAGGTGGAATGTTGATACTGTATTCGTCAGTCTTAACTCCTAGTAAGGTAGCACTATTTCCAGGACGACCTACTCTTTGGCTATTAACCAACGTAGCGTTTACTACTGTGTTGAATTGCTCTAACCAATTGACATTTGCAGGATCATTCCAAAGAATAATTTGGTTACTTAAGTTGAAACCATTCATGTCGGTTATATTTTCAGTAGTGCGGATGCTTGTTACTTTAATATAACCCTGACCAGCGTTATTACGCTTTGGATTATAGCTTACTAAGTTAGCTAATTTGATAACACTATCACGGCGTTCAGCAGTATCAATGAAGTTTTCACGGGTATTTAAGTCATTTCGAAATGCTAAACCCTGTCCCATAAACGCCATAACGTCCATAAGGGCAATAAATTCTGAACTGTCAATGTAGTCATTGAATGTTTCAGGGTAGTATGCACGTAGATAATCGATGAAACTCTTACGCAGGGTCTCATAATCATAACTTCTGAAGTCGGCTTCACGGAACGTTTGGTAGATTGCTTGCCAATCGTTAACGCCGAATAATGCTGATTGTCTTGAACTTGTGGCCATAGTTGTTCTCTTTTAAGTATTTATCTTAAATGAAAACAACGGTTTTTTAGGTTGATAAAGACGCTTGATTAGTTAGGTTGTTGAAGAATACATTAATAATAGAAGCATCATTGAAGGGCTGGATAGCAACTTCTACTTCTAAAAGTATTCCGTTTTGTTGAACAAACGATTTGACAGAATTTAATAATATTCTGGGATCTGAACTGGCAACACGTCGTATTTCAGTTTGAATTCTAAACTGAGTGTCAGCGTCATTTGGATCAAAGATATAAGACCAAATATTAGTTCCATAACCGGGTTGACCCACTTTTTCACCTTTGTTTATGTTAAGTGCGTTGATAAAGTCTCTTAATACCAATGGACCGTCGACCATTCTGAATTTTTTACCCGGAATAATAGGATATACCATGCTACCTGTACCGCCTGAACTACCAGGTGGGGCATTAGTAGTTCTGGGTCTATTAGCATTGATTGTTGAAAAACCTATATATGTTGGCATATTTTATCCTATATTATATTTATGCGGTAGCCGAATTAATAAATGTGTACTTTTCATCTATTATATCATAACCTCTTTTTCTGATAGTTTTCAGTTCTTCTGCTAAAACTTTTGCTATTGCTAAAGTGCTTTCAATTGCTGGATCTCCTGCAGGTAAGTTATTTTTTGCCTCCACGTGAGCCTCTACAGCCGTGTCAAATTCTGCCCGCTTTGCTTTTGCTTCAACAAGAATAGCCGCAATTCTAGTATCAAAATCTTTAATTTTTTCTTGTTTTTGTATAAGTTTTTGAGCCGCAGAAGTACCCGCAGTTTCCCCAGTTG